GTACTACGAACGTACCGAGGACTCACGTGTTTACCGCAGAGGTAGTCAACAACGTCAAAACATCTTGCAGATGGTTAGAGATCTGCACCAGCAAGATCTTGGTCCAGAAGCAGATGAATTGTTTAACCAATACAGAGGAGGATGGTAAAGAAAGGTAAGCTGTTAAAAAACAGCAAAGGGGAGTATAACTACCAGTTTAACTGGGAGAATGAGCATGGCAAAGTTATAGGTTTTAATGACGTTTGGGCACCCAGCAAGCGTGAGGCTGTTAAACTAGCTAAGGCCATGGAGAATAAAGCTCATTGGGCCTTGTATGACCCCGCAGTAGGTAGTTACGTTGTTGTTCCAGAGCATGTAAACAATGGTGAGCATTGCTTCCGTAACTCAGGTATGTACCTGAAGGTTGATAGCATGTACCGTGCTACGCAGAGTGAGGCCGATTCTATGAACCGGTTAGGTTGGATGATGACCTGCTAATTTTTGTTTAATATAATACCCAACAGTGATGAAGATGTATGATCTAGAGGAAATGGCTTCCTTATCTAAGAGAGCGGCACAGATAGTGCCAGATTGTGGCCAGAAGCTTATTGAAGCGGCCATAAGATACAACAAGGTAAACGAGTTAGTTGTTAATAATATTTTACGACACTACGACATTGAAATGCGTGATTTAGAGGATCTTGACGATTACCCGCCCTTAGAAGATTTACAACTTTTTATCTAGTTTGTTAATTTAATTTGTAAATTTGTATTTCATGACAACAGAAACAATTCAATATTTAGAGGCGAGAATTCAATCCTTAGATGCCGCCTACAAGCGGGTAAAAGATGAGAGAGATCTTGCATTTAGCGCACTCTGTACAAAGTTCACATACATTGAAGAAGAAGAGTCTAAGGTAGACTTAGCTGTTATTGCAATGAGAGCAGAACAAGAGTATGGCAACTTAATTAAATTCCCAGAATATGTCAGCAACGAAGAAGACCTTTAACGATCGCTTGATAGCGGTACAGTCAGAGCTTAAAGCTCCAAAGGGTCAGTATAATAACTTTGGTAAGTATGCGTATCGCAGTGCTGAAGATATACTAGAGTCAGTAAAACCTTTATTAAGTAAGCATGGCCTTTCCTTGTTTATATCAGACAAGGTGTTGGATAACCACATTGGAAGCTACATTGAAACAACAGCAACAGTGAGTGACGGTGAGTCACGTGTTGAGGTAACAGCACAAGCGGGTATTGATCCAAATCGTAAGGGTATGGACATAGCTCAATCATATGGAAGTAGTGCTAGCTATGCTCGTAAATATGCTCTAAATGGTTTGTTCTTAATTGATGACACTAAAGATCCTGACTCAACTAATAGTCATGATAAGACTATAACTCGTAGCGAGTCTAAGACATCTACTGAGGTTAGCGCCTTCACTCAAGCAATTGACTATATAAAAGCTGCTAAATCAAAGTCTGCGAAAGAAACAGCATATAAAGCTGTCATGACTAAGTATGGGGAAAACTTCTCAGATAAGCAGAAAGAAGCTCTAGGTAAATTCCTTAAGTAAATGGACTTCGCAAATAAACTAATGGAACGTACCGGTAAAGGGTACCTGTCCTACTCTGCCCTAAAATATGCAGCTGACGGTTCACCTGATCAAGATATGCAGCTGTTTGAAATGTATATGACCGGAAAGCTACGTAAGCAGTCAGATGCCCTTCAATTTGGTAGTTTATACGACACCTTGCTGTTAGAGCCAGAGAAGCTTATGGATGACTTTTATGTGGTCTATGATGACAAGAAGGTTCAGGAGCTATCTGATCAATATAAAAACCCTAGAGCTAGCAAAGCATACAAAGAGTGGTTTGCAGTAGAGCTAGACCATGCCGAGGGTAAAAGAATAGTTACTGAAGACATGATGTTTCAGGCAGAGACAATGATCAACAGGCTTGACGAGACAGAAGTGCTTGACATGCAGACCGGTGAAGTACGATCGGCACGTGAATACCTATCTGGTGAGACACAATATGAGATAGTAGATTGGATTGGAGATGTCCCTGTTCGTGGCTTTCTAGATGTAAGGGGTAAAGACTTTATTAGCGATAGCAAAACAACAGCTAAAAGCGTACACAACTTTCGCTACGATGTCAATAAATACAATTACGACATACAGGCGTATATATACTGCGAAGTAGAGCAGCAAGATGATTTTTATTGGGTGGTCCAGAGTAAGCAATCACCATACCTTACCGGTGTGTACAAGGCTTCTAAGATTACACTCAGCAAAGGCGAGGCTAAGTTTTGGTCCGCTAAACAGAATATCCGCCATTGGTTGGATCGCCCTACAAAGGGTACCCATACCTTCGGTGTATATGGAGAAATATGATTTTTTGTTTAATTTAATTCTAGTAACATGCAAGAGAAGCAGTACGAGAATGACGGTGTCCTTATGGGCAATGTCAACAGCCCAATGGTAAAATTCCGTGTGGGTATTACAAAAGAGCAAGCACAAGACTTGCTTAAGTATGTCAGTGAAACTGGCTGGATCAACTTTGAAGTCCAACAGACTTACAAAGGAAAGAACATCATGAAGGTGTTGGATCCACGTGCGCAGAAAAACACTGGTGGATATCAGAAGGCGGCAGTTGCAGCTCCAGCGGGAGATGGCCTGCCATTCTAAAACAGAGAGGGCTGGTGTAATGCCGGCCCTTTTTTAAACTAACAACATGGGAAAGACGATTTATTATAATATCGTCCGCATCAAGTATGTCCAAAGCAACAGATCAAAAGGCGAACGTGAAGTGTGGGTAATATCACACTATAATACTGCTGCCAGCATAAACAAGCATAAAAGCAAATGGATTGCGGACTACTATTGGAGAGGCACAAAGAAGAAGCCACAAGTGATAGTGACAGAAGTGATTGAGAGTAAACCAATTGGAACCAAAGTATGACAACACAAGAGAAGATAAGAGCTATAGGTCAGGAAGTAGTTGACCTTCTAGTAGAGAAGAACGAGGCATATGGGAACAGCGCATTGAACCCTGCTAATATATTCGCAAAAGGTACAGCGATAGAGAACCTATCAGCGAGGATTGATGACAAGCTTATGCGTATCAAGAACCGTGGTATCGGTGTGGACACCGAGGATACCGTCAAAGACCTTATCGGATATTTAATTTTACTTAAAGTAGCAATAGACAATGCAAGCGAACATAACAATAATGCCCAACGTAAAGGATCTGGATACACTTCACTACAAACCAGTTGGTTTAGCTCTCACACGGATCCAATCTGGGAAAAGCAAGGAGACAGTTGAGGCACTAAGGGAAACAGGTGACAAGAAGCTTAAGCTACAGCTGCCGGTAGTACTATTCTCTGGAGAATTTAAAGAGCGTAAAGACGATGCGCTTATAGATCACAGCGGTCTGATCGTTTTAGACTTTGATCACCTTGAGGATGTAAACGAGATCAAGAGAAACCTAGCAACAGACAGTTACGTTTTTGCTGTATGGATTAGTCCGTCAGGTACAGGTCTTAAGGCGCTGGTAAAGATCAAGTTTCCAGAGAGACACAGGGACCAGTTTAGAGGTCTTGTAAAGTATTTTGATAAGCAATATGGCTTAGAGGTAGACGGATCTGGAGTCAATGAATCCCGTGCATGCTTTGAGTCGTATGATCCTGAGCTGGTGTATAAAGAGAACAGCGAGGTATTCACAGGTATTGTTACAGAGAAGAGTGAGAGCAGACCACAGGTCGTAGCTAAGGTTGCCCTAGGCACTGACTATACTAAATTAGCAACGGCTGCACGTATGATTGCTGCTGCCGGGGACGGTCATAAACATGAAGCACTACGCAACGCTGCTGTATTATGTGGTGGTTACATTGCTGCTGGCACCATTGAAGAAGATGAGGCTGTTCGTGTACTATTCCGTGAGATCGTAAAGCGTGATATAGATAGTGAAGAGCAGGCCCGTATGACCATTCGTGATGGTATTGAGTACGGGAAGAAGATGCCTATCAGTGAGGTGATTAGCGAGGAGAATCGGCTCGTCAAGGAGCAAGACCTGGACCAGATGGACTTGGGTTTTATATCTAGCGATGACGATGATTTTGCTTGGATAGAGAAGTTTGCTACAGGTCTTATTATTCCAGGACTAGACACAGGTAATGAGCGATGGGATAAGTACTTCAGGTACAAGAAAGAATTATTGGTTGCCAACGGTCACTCCAATGTTGGTAAGACTACGGTTATGCTTTACTTGATCATGAATTCTGCTATACGCCACAATTGGAAATGGGTGATATACAGTGCGGAAAACAAAACAGCGCTACTGAAGAAGACGTTGATGGAGTTTCTAGTGGACCGACCCATTGATCGCATGACCTACCTAGAGCGTAAGCTTGCATTTAATTGGGTCCAGGATCAGTTTGTAATTATATCAAACAGAGAGGTATACGGGTACAAGGACTTGATCCTTATGTGCGAGAAGCTTCGTAGAGCACAGACAGTAGATGCATTCTTTATTGATCCGTACAATGCTTTAAAGATACAGATGTCCGGACACAATGGTCTAAGCACACATGAGTACCACTACGAGGCAATATCCGAGTTTCTAATTTATACTGAGGCGAATGAAATGGCTACATGGATCAACATGCATGCCGCATCGGAAGCACAGCGTAGAAAAGGACAGGATGGTTTACCGGTAGCACCGTATGCAGAGGACACTGAAGG